TAGAAGAGATCAAGAAGATATACGCCGAAGCCGGAAGGCTGAACGCCGAAGGCAAGCAGGTTCACGTGGACCACATAGTACCCCTCAAGCACCCACGCGTTTGTGGGCTACATACACCGGCTAACCTTGAGATAATTTCAGCACAAGCTAACCTGTCCAAGAACAATAGGCATTGGCCAGACATGCCGGATTTGTGTTAGGTAGTTATCATGACGGTTCAGGCCAGCCAGATCATCGCACGTGCGCGTACCCAGCTGATCGACACTGGGGCGGTCGAACGCTGGACTGACGAAGAGATGCTCAAGTGGCTGTCCGATGGACAGCGTGCCGCCGTCGCCATCGCCCCTGCCACATCAGCCACGATCACCGTGTCACCGCTGGTCGCAGGCACCAAGCAGAGTATTCCGACCGACGGCTACATGCTGCTCACGATCACCCGCAACATGGGCGTGAGCCGAACTACCCCCGGTCGAGCGTGCCGGATCGTCAGCCGCGAAGTCATGGACGCCTTCGATCCAGACTGGCACACCAACGTACCAGCTGTGTCGATCAAGAACTACCTGTTCGAGCCGACGCTCCCACGAGTGTTCTACGTGTATCCGCCCAGCGACGGGACAGGCTCGGTAGAGATTAGTTACTCGGTCATGCCAGTAGAGCTGACGTCTGTCACCGACACCATCGGACTAACCGATGTATATCAGACCGCGCTTCTGGATTACCTACTGTACCGGTGCTATCAAAAAGACAGCGACTTCTCCGCCGGTCAAGGACTTGCCGCGTTGTACTTGCAGTCGTTCATTACGTTCGTCAGCTCGGGCGAAAATTCGCAGGTCGCGTCTAACCCGAATATTCAGCTGGCTCCGTCGGAACTCGGATCGAAGGCGGGAGCTAAATGACCCTTCTACTTCTTTTCACGGCGTCGAAGACCCAGGCGGTAACCACCGTCGATTACGCGCGTTTCTTGTCCGAGGTGATGCCGTACGTTCGCGACTGCCCTGAGCTAATCGCCGAGAACGCGATCCGAAACGCATGTATCGAGTTCTGCGATAAATCGGACTGGCTCATGGTGGACCCCGAGCCACTGTTCGCGGCGGAAGGTCGAAGCCAGTATCGGGTAATCGTCGATGCTAACACACGCCTAGCGAGGATCATGAACGTGTGGGTGGATGAGCGCCCACTCCGTGCGACCACGCAGGCTCAGCTCCAACGCATGTACAACGGTCAGTGGCGCTCCCGAACTGGCGACCCGATGTTCTTCCTACAAGACACCGGCACAACGCGGGTCACACTCGTCCCCGCCCCTGACACTACGTCCGATGTAGCGAACATCGAGACGCGAGTGGTCGTGGTTCCGACCCGCGACTCCACGAGGGTTGACGCCTCCCTGTGGGAACGCTGGGTGGAACAGATCGCGTGGGGTGCCAGGGCTCGACTGAACGAGACTGTGGGCCAACCGTACTACGACGCCGCGTCAGCCATCGTGCTGCGCGCCAAGTTCAACGCCGCCGTTATCGAGGCTCGTCGAGAGCGCTACCGCGACCTAGTACCAGCCCGACTGGCCGCCGTCCCCACCGGCAAGCTGTGGTCCAGGAGTTACGCACGATGACCGTCCTCTACACGAACAACGCTGGCGGGACCATCGCCACCGGGATCAACAACTCGGTGACCACGATCTCGCTGACCGCAGGCCACGGTGCCCGGTTCCCGAACCCCTCGAACGGCGACTATTTCTACGCGACGTTGATCGACGCCTCGAACAACATCGAGATCGTAAAGGTCACCGCCCGCTCGACCGACACTCTCACCGTCGTGCGCGGCGTGGACGGTACGCTGGCTCAGTCGTTCCTGGCCCTCGACAAGTTCGAGCTGCGCCCCACCGCCGCAGGTTTCGCCGACATCCAAGCCCAGCTGGCGTCGTCCGGACAATATGGCATCGGATTGTACAATATCTCCAATACGGCAGGGTTCACCACGACGCGCATCACCGTGTCGGCGGGACAGTGCCGCGACTCGACTAACTCCAAAGACATTCGCCGTCTGACCCCGATCAACAAAGACCTGACCGCCCCCTGGGCTGTCGGGAACAACAACGGTGGGCGTGACACCGGCAGCCTCGCCGCCGCCCAGACGTGGCACGTGTTCGTTATCCTGAACCCCTCGACCAGCGTCACCGACGTTCTTCTCAGTCAAAGCCCCACGGCCCCGGCACTACCGTCCGGCTACACGTACTTCCGCCGCGTCGGCTCTATCATTCTTGAGGCCGCCACCACGGACATCCGGCAGTTCGTCCAAACCGGTGACTGGTTCAAACTCAAGACCCGCTCGGTGGACTACGCTATCGCGATCAACGGCCCATCCCCCACGCTCCGGCAGCTCAGCGTTCCTGCCGGGATCAAGGTGGAGGTCGAGCTTATCTTCCAGAGCGCCGCCGGTTCCGGGTTCGTGAACCCCACGCTTAGTGGAGTCTACGACCCTGACCTCGGACTTCCGCCGGTCTTCGGATCGCCCACCCAGTGGGCTCAGCATCGGGCCTCCGACACCGCCGCACGTTACGGCAACATGGTCATTCGGCAGTTCACCGACACGTTCCGTCAGGTGTACACGCAGTCCACCGACCCGAACGACCGCATCGTCCTGGGCGTGCTGGGCTGGCGAGATCGTCGCGGACAGTCGTAATGCCTCAAGACCTCAAGCCATTCACCCTCGCTTGCTACGGAACCTCCCTCACCACTGGGCGGCTTTCGTCTGACTGGGTTATTGAACTCAAGCGTGACTTGCAGCAGCAAGAAGAAGCTAAGGGCGAGGTGATCGTTTACAACGCGGGCAAAGGCAGCCAGACATCGGACTGGGGTAGGGAGAACGCGTACACGCTCACCGCGCTTCGCCCGTCGCACATTCTGTTCGAAGGCTTCGGCATCAATGACTGCGCCATCGGACCAGTATCGCTAGTGCAGGCCGCGATCAACTTCAACTCGATGGTGGATCAGTGGCAGGCTGGTATCCCCGGCGTGTACATCACACACCAGACCATGAGCCCCGCCGCTGCGTCCGACACCAACCGCACGCAGCTCCAGAACTACTACAACCAGGAACTTTCCCTCGCCACAGCGCAGGGGATCACGAGCCTGAACCACACCCCCGGCTGGCCAGCGATCACCGCCCTGAATACGTTCAACGGCGATCTGCTCCACCCGATCTGGCCCAACGTCTTCCAGACCTACAGCTACCCAACAATCCTCACCTGGGCGAAAGCTCGCATGGCTGAGTACTGGCCGTAACATCGCCTAAGTGAGCGACACAATAAATGAGCGAGCTACCTGACGGAGCCGAGAACATGCCTAAACTCCGACTGGACTGGACTGTCCCGATCTGGGGTGTCTTTGGACTTACCCTCCAAGGCGTGGCCTTCACGTGGTTTCTCGCCACGCTCAACAGTGCGACCGTCGACAACACCGTCCGCATCGACAAGCTTGAGCAGCGCGTAGTCGCCGTAGAAAAGACAAGCGCCACAGTCGAACGACTGGACGAACGCACCAAGTGGATTTACGACAATGTTGCCTACATGCGCGGGCAGCTAGACAGGAAAGCCTCTCAATGACCATTACGTGGGAAGACATCGTCCGCGAGTACGATGCTGACATGATCGGCGGACAGCTCTACATCAAGCACACCCTGCTTGGCGTTAAGCGTGGAAACCAGTTCGACTTCACCCCAGAAGGCGAAGCCGTGGTCGCGCAGATGATCGCCAAGAAGAACAAGAAGTTTACGCCGGGCCTAGAGGACCCCAAGAGCTAATGCCGACCCTCAAGGTACTGGGCTTCGACGGAGTAGTTCCACGCACTTCGCCAACTATGCTTGAGGACACTCAGGCGCAGGAAGCGAACAATGTGAAACTGTATTCCGGCGAACTCCGGTACTGGCAGGGCGGGGACCTTGAGCAGATTTCGCCGACCACGAACCCGGCCACGATCTACAAGCTCTACGGCTCCGGCACGGACTTCGAGTGGCTGACCTGGGACGTGCCGGTCAACGTCACACCCGGTCCGCTCGACGACGTGTCGGACTACCGCGTGTACTACACCGGCGACGGCCCCCCGAAGAAGACGAACTACGCCCTGGCCACATCGGGCGCTGGGCCGTATCCCACCGACTGGCTCCACATGGGCGTGCCTGCACCGTCCGCGCCCCCCACCGTGAACGTCACCGGATCGGGGTCTGGCGCTAGTCAGTCACGCGCGTACATCTACACATACGTCAGCACGTTCGGCGCGCTGTCCGAAGAGAGCGCCCCCTCGCCGCCAAGCAGCATCGTCACCGTCCAGGCCACCGGTAACACGGTGACGATCAACAGCTTCGCCGCCGCGCCAAGCACGAACTACAACATCACCAGCATCCGCATCTATCGGACGGTGACCGGCACTACGACCGACAGCTACCTGTTCGTCGCCGAAATCCCCATCGCCACGACCAGTTACGTGGACGCCGTGACAGCCGCCAACCTAGGTGAGGCGCTGCCCACCCTCGGATGGACCGCCCCACCGGTCGATCTTCAAGGTCTGACCACGCTCCCCGGCGGGACGCTAGTCGGGTTCGAGAACAACACCGTCTATTTCAGCGAACCGTTCTTCGCTCACGCGTGGCCCATCGCCTACGCGCTGAGCATCCCGTACAAAATCATCGGCCTCGGCGTGTTCGGGGCCACGGTCGTTGTCGCCACAGAGCGCTACCCGTACCTGATCCACGGCGGCATCCCCGGCGCGATGTCCATGGAACGCGTCCCGATCATCGAGCCCTGCGTGTCGGCGCGGTCCATCGTCAGCACCACGGGAGGCGTCGTGTACGCGAGCCCGAACGGTCTAGTCATGATCGGCCCGTCCGAGCGGGGCCTGATGTCCGGCCACTTGTGGCGGCACGACGAGTGGCAGGCCCTGACCCCAGCCCTGATGGTCGGCGCGGCCTGGGACGATAAGTACGTCGGCATCTTCCCGACCCTCGGCCAGAGCGCGATCATCCTGAGCAGCGGCGACCGCCCCGCCCTCTCCACCCTGGCTATCTACGCCACCGCCACGTACGTCGATGATAAGCAGGCGGAGCTGTACTACGCCGACATCGCCGATAGCGGCATCTACAAACTCGACGCCCTCGAAGGGCTGCCGCTCACGTTCGAGTGGAAGAGCAAGCGGTTCGTCTTGCCGCAGGCCACGACGTTCTCGGCCATGAAGCTCGACGCTGAGTACGACCAGATCGAGGACTTCAACGCCTACCTCCGTGAACTGGAGCGGACCATCATCGCCAACAACGCCGCGTTCTTGAACCCCATGGACGCCCGTGTGAACGACTTGGTCCTGAACTTCACCCAGATGAACGGCTCGCCATACATGGAGAACCTCCCGCAGCGGGAGTCACTCCGCGCCGTGCAGGTTCTGCTCTACGGAGATGACGAGTTGAAGGCGACCTTCAACATGACATCCTGGGACCCCGTCCGCATCCCACCCTTTAAGTGTCGCGCGCTTGAGTTTAAGATCATCGGCACGATCTACACGCGCTCGCTAACACTGGCGACGACGGTCCAGGAGCTGCATACCTGATGTCCAAGGTAGCCATCCCCGACGTCCCCTACGCCGACCCAGCGCTGTTCCAGTTCCTGCTGGCGCTCAAGCAGCGCATCGAGGATAACCCCATCGTGGACATGACCGTGCCAGTAAACGGCACGGTCTGGTTCGGCGAGGGGACCGGAAACTACATCACCTTCAACACCGAGCTTGATAAATTCGAGTTCTATAGGGCCGGGCTGCTGGTCAGCACCGTCTAGTTGCTAACATGTCCAACCGTTATGAAGTTGTACACGACCCGGAACGTGCGTATACATTCTGTCAGGAGTTCTTCTCGCTGGGGAGGACCGACGGGATGCGAGGTCTATGCCAACTACAGGACGACGAAGTCATCGCAGCTGTAGTGTACGACGAGTACAACGGGCAGAACATCTTCATGCACGTGGCGGCCCGACCAGGACGGCGGTGGATGACACGGCAGTTCCTGCACACGGCCTTCCACTATCCGTTCGTCCAGCTAGGAGTTCAGCGTATCACCGGCTGGGTGGAGGCGAGTAACTTGGACGCGCGTAAGTTTGACGAGCACCTGGGTTTCCGCCACGAGGCCACGCTGATCAAGGCCGCTCCCGATGGGGGCGATGTGTGTCTTTATGTCATGCACAGGGAGTGGTGCAGGTATGCGTAAGTATCGACCGACTACCTGCAAGAAGGGGAACTCCAACGCGTATAACGCGCAGGTAGCCTCCGCCGCCACGGCCAACGCAGCCATCGCCCAGCGCGCGCAGGACTTCACGGAAGATTACTACGCCAAGTACGTCGCTCCCCTGATGGAGCAGATGACCGCCGCGTCCAAGACCACGCTTGATCGCGAGGGTCAGCTGTTCGACAGCAACATGGAGTCGATGGCGACGGCCAAGGAGCGGTACAACAAGTACGGTATCCCTGCCGAGGACGCCTACTTCAAGATGGTCAAGGACTACAGCGCTCCCGAAGAGGAAGCGCGTCAGGCCGAAGGCGCACTGGGCGATGTCCGCGTAGCCGCCCAGAACCAACAGAACCAGACCCGCCGCCAGATGTCGGCGTTGGGCGTCAGCGCGAACTCTCCCGCCGCCATCGCCGCCGCCAGCGACCAAGCCATCGCCAATACCGCCGCGTCCGCCGCCGCCGCCAACCGCGCTCGCGCCGCCGCGAAGTCACTCGGCATGTCGCTCACGTCCGACGCCGCCAACTTCGGTCGAGGCGGACAGTCCAGCATCCTCCAGTTCGGCCAAGCCGCCAGTGGCAACAACACCGGGGCGTTCGGCGTAGCTAACAGCGCTGTCCAGGGCTCCGCCGCCGGGGCGTCGGTCCCGATGTCCGGCTACAACACCGCGCTCCAGGGCTACGGCGCGAACCTCAACGCCTACTCGGGCCTACAGAAAGCCCAGATGGATCAGAACGCCCAGAGCGCTGGCGGCTTCGGCCAGCTGGTCGGCACGCTCGGCAGCGCCGCGATCAAAGCAGGCATGTTCGGCTCCGACCGTCGCCTCAAGAAGAACATCAAGTGGATCGCCTACCTAGCCAACGGCCTTGACCTGTACTCGTTCGAGTACATCGACCCAGCCAACGGCGAGGGATCGTTCCTCGGATACATGGCCGACGATGTCGCCGTCATGTATCCCGACGCAGTCTCCACCCGACCCGATGGCTACGCCCAGGTCGATTACGACAAGGTGCCTAGCTAATGAACTGGGGCGCGTTTGCAGGCGGTGCCGCCGAGGGTTACAACCGAGCCGAAAAACTCCGCATCGAGCGCGAGAAGGCTGACCGCGAAGGCGAGCAGTTCGACTGGAAGCGCCAGGAACAAGCCCGCGCCGCCGCCCTACGCGAGGGTGTAGCCGCCCTGCCGACCCCAGGCGAGTACGCGGACTTCGATCCAGACAACAAACTGGTGCGCCCGCCGCCCGCCGCCCTGCCGATGGACACACCTGAGCGCCAGGGCGGCCTGCTCAGCGGGATCGCCCGCGCGCTGCGTCCGCAGAAGACCGAAGAAGCAGCCATCGCCGCTGGCGTCCTACCTCCGCCACAGCCCGCCGCCCTGCCAGCCGAAGGTCCGGCCGGAGAAGGCGCTGTTGACCCGGTCGCGGTGATGGGACGGCGACTCCCGCGTAACGAGCGCCGCAAGGTGACCGACGCTGACCTCGCCATGGAGCGGTGGCGCGTAGCCAAGGAGTCAGGTGATCCGGCTGCGGAACGCGCCGCGTTCCAGGAATTCCACAACGCTAAAATGACCGACACGATGAAGACCCTGGCGGGGGCCACGGAGGTCGAACTCGAAGACATGATCGAGAAGAACCTCGGCGCAGCGGTCGAGATCACCCAGAACCCCAACACCGGCTCGGTTAGCGTTGAGGTGAACGGTAAGCCCTGGAAGAACTTCGACAGTTGGGATCGGCTGATCGCGACCGGCGTGAAGCCGCTGTTCGACGGCGACATCGCTGGCGCGTTGAAGTTCGCCACCGAGCTGGACACCAACGAAGCGCGGGTCATGCAGTCCCGCGCCGCCGTGCGTCAGGCCGATGCCCAAATCAAAGAAGGCGCGACCCGCACTCAGATCGCCAGCCGCGCTCAGGGCTTGGACGAAGCCAAGTACCTCGACGAGAAGAAGGTTGCCGACGCCGTGCTCTCGCGCGTCGAAGCGCTAGGCACTCTCGACCCTGTCCTGGACGCCGAGGACTACGACGCCTTGGCGGGTGAGCTGTTCCAAGTAAGCCCGAAGTCCGAGACTGCGTACGTCGAAGACGCCGAAGGTAACCGGACACCTGTCAGTGTCCGCGCACAGTTCGCCCAAGCGAAGCGTGACCAGTTCGCGGCTGACAAGTTTGTTCAGGAAGGGCTGCTTTACAAGGCGCGAGCAGCAGATAAAACAGGTAACGTGCAGTCTTACTACGTCGTCAAGGGCGATACGCCCGGCAAGGGCTACCGAGACTTCACCTCCGCTCGACGAGCTGCTGAGCGCCTGCACGCCAAGAAGAAGTAACCATGGCCAATGTTGGCAGCGTCACCGGCCTACAGTTCGAAGACGAGGAACCCACTGCGCCTCGCCGTCCGGCACGCCGCGACGCCGCCCTCGACCTACAGTTCCTGGACGAGCCCCCGCCCAGCGCGGTAGCCGACACCAAGCGTCGCCCATTCCGCGCTGGCCTCGAACAGGCCAAGTCAGCCCTCGGCGATAGCCTCCCAAAGGCCATCGAGAAAGCCGGAGTGTTCGGGCTTGAGCTGACGCCGGAGGAAGAGTCCGTCTATGCCGCCCGCGAACGGGCGAGCGCAGCACGCGCCGACGAGCTGCTCCCAGGCGGCGCGGCTGGTCTGTCCGACATTAAAGAACGCGGCATCAGCGCCATCCCCCAGGTCATCGGGGAAAACCTCGCTGTGTCGGCCCCTCAGATCGGGGCAGCACTGACAGGTACGGCGGCAGCTGTGGCCGCAGCCCCCGCGACGCTGCCCGCCGCCGCCGTCGGCGGCCTCGCGCTCGCAGGCGGCGCGGTCGCGTCCACCCCGTTCTTCGCGGGCTCTAACTCCGCCCGTGCGTCAGAGGGTGGCCAGCGTCCCCTAAGTGAAACCGGCGCTGAGCGCTCGCTGCTGGTGGCCCCGGTCCAGGCGACCGGCGAGGCGCTGCTTGGCAAGTTCGTGCCGGGCGTTGGCAAGTACCTCCCAGGCGCTAACATCACTGGCGGCCTCGGAACACGCGTTGTAAAGGGCACCGTGGGCGGCGCACTGCAAGGCGGCGCGACCGAGGCCGCCCAGCAAGGCGGCGAACGCTACGCCGCTGAGTTGCCGCTTGGCGACAAGTCAGCACGCGACGAGTACACCGAGAGCGCGCTTATCGGCGGCCTGACCGAAGGCGCGGTTGGCGGCGCTGGTGCTCCGTTCCGCAACGATGCTCGAACCGCAAAACCAAGCATCGACCCCGACGAGGGCGTGCGCTCGCTGTCCGACGTAGGCACAGCCGAACCGACCAACGTGCTAACGGACCGGGCCACGGTTCGCCGTAACGCTACGTCCCCCGGCGCTCAACAGGAGATGTTCACCCGCGACCAAGAAGGTCCGGTGACCAACGGCCTGTCTACCCGAGACGTGCTAACGCGCGGCATCCGCCCAACCGAGACTGGCAGCAACCCCGCCCAGACCAGCGAAGCTGGCGCGGTAGGCGCTAACCAGCTGCTGCCGTCCACCGCCAAGGCGATGGCCGACCGCCTTGGCATACCGTTCCGCATGGACCGGCTGCTGAACGATCCAGACTATAACACTGAGCTAGCCAACGAGTACCTGAACACCCTGGTGTCGAAGTACGACGGCGACATGCTCAAGGCCGTAACTGCGTACCACGCCGGGCCGGGGAACGTGGACTCCTGGATCAGCCGCTTCGGTGACCCGAACGAGATCGGTGTGGCGGCGTGGCTCGACCAGATCGAGAAGGCGGGCAACCCCCGCTCGGCCGCGTACCCACGCACCGTTCTAAAGAACCTAGGCTCTACCGACTTCGGCGACGGACGCATCGGCTCCGTCCGCTCGGACATCCTCGGCGAAACCCAGGCCCCGCAGTTTGTGGACTTCGGCCAGCAGGCCGAGCTGGACCTGGAGCCAACCGGCACACAGCAGGACCTGTTCGGAGCAGGGCGCACGGAGTCTAAGGTAGACACAGCCGACCCAGCGCAGCTTGACGCGGTTGATACCCAGACCGGTGACCTGTTCGACCGCGCCCCCGAAGCCGAAGCCATGGCTCGCGCAGCCGCCGACTTCCGCATGACCACGGTGCTCAGGGAAATCCGGTCGGCGTTCGCCAATCCAGACGGCACCGTACCGCCTCCGAACCCGTACTCAGTGAAACTGGCGACCGAGCTGTCCACCGCGCTAACACGCGGGGATCGTGCAGCGGCCACGAAGCTGATCGAGGACGAGACGACGAAGCTGCAAAACGCCTCGCTCAAGTCGGACACCATCGACCTACGCCAGCGCGCGCTGGACGCAGCCCAGCAAGTCGTCGGCCGGTTCAACTCGGCGGTCACGAACCAGTTCGCCGAAGCTGCTCGCACTCGCCAAGCGCAGGGAGCGACCCGGTCAGCTAACGTCGGGGTGATGGGCGGTGATCGGCTGCCCACGCCAACCGTCGAAAACCAAACGTCGGCAACTTCCGACACGACGCGGATTGATCCCGAGAACGTCTCCGAAGTCGCCGACAACAGCATCCGCAAGCAGGCCGACGCACAACGCCAGTCCGTCCTGGACTTCGTGCTGTCCGACCCTGAGACACGTAACCCCACCCGCAGGTTCCTCAACGAACTCAAGAAGCGCGGCTCGAAGTCGGGCGGCCTGAGTGAGGAAGAGGTCGAGCGCATTGCGAAGTTCGAGGAAGTTCGCGACGCCTTCGCCAAACCGGACGAGGTCCCGTCCGCCCCTGACGAGAGTGACAACTTCGGTATTCGTGAACGAGGCGCACCCCGTGTCTCGGAGCGACAGCTCGCCCGTGAGGCGAAGGAGGCGACCAATGGCCAAGAAGCCATCTCCCAAAGCGAACCCGTTCGCCAAGAAGCTGCCGCCGCCAGGGAAGAAGGCGGGGATGCCCCCTCCGAAACGGGGCCGATAGACCCAGCACGCGACACGGTACGCGCCGACGCTGCACGCGCTTCGACCAAGATGGGTACTACCCGCGCCGCTTGGTTCAAGCGTGGAGCCGATGTCGCCTTGGGCCTAGAGCCTGAGCCGGACACCACTCTCGGCAAGACGACGTCGCGCGCGTACGAACAAGGCCGCAAGTTCGCCTCTGATCAGATGGCGCAACGCGCGAGCCCCACCAACCCGGCCGAGCCTTCCCCCTCGCCGGAAACTGGGGGCGTTGAGGGCAAGACCTCCGCCCCCACTTCTTCTCGCACACGATCCAAGTACGCAGCCGCTGTCGAACGCGCGCTGGACAACAAGCAGATCACAGCTCGCGACGCGCAGATGCTCCAGATCGGCATGGAGGACGCCAAGGTGTCCGACCTGTACGACAGCCTGGACACCGCCATCGCCGAGAACGAGGCCAGCAAGAACGAAGGCAAGGCGTTCACCGCCAAGCTGCGTAAGAAGCCTGAGATGTCCGAGACGGACAAGGCCGTCCAGAACATGGAGAAGCTGGAGAAGAACCTTCGCCAGCAGCTCGACAAGCTCGGCCTCAAGGACATCAGCCTGGAAGTCGTTCCGCAGGTCCTGCTCTACATCGAGCACGGCGTTAAGGCTGGCGGCGACTTCAAGGGTAACCTGATCCGAGTGGCGTTCGAGCCGCCGGACAGCTCGACTACGCTTGACCACGAAGCGATCCACGCTCTCAAGGAGCTGGGCCTCTTCACCCCCGCCGAGTGGATGACGCTCTCCAAAGCCGTGCAAGGCACGGACCTGATGGAGTGGGCGGACAACGTCTACCAAGGGATGGACAAGGCGTCCCGCACCGAGGAAGCCATCGCCGAGGGGTTCGCACGTTGGCGGGAAGATCGCAACGCGGCCCCCCGCCTGACGAAATTCTTCCGTCGTATCCAGCAGTTCTTCGACGCGCTCAAGGGAGCGTTCAAGAAGTCCGGCTACGCTACCGCGCAAGAAATCTTCGAGGCCATCGACCGTGGTGACTTCGGCAAACGCGGACGCTATAAGGGCGACCCGCCTGACGGCGGCGGAAACGGCGGACCCAGCAGATCGTCGTCGCGTCTTCGGAAGTCAGCCCCGGCTTCCGAAGGCACGCCCGCCCAGGCCGTGAAAGACATCGGCACCAACCTGAAAGAAACGTCCAAGGACGCCCTCGCATGGGCGGCGTTCACCGAGGACGTGGCTAACCTCGCACCGAAAGAAATGCGCGAGACGGCCCAACGGTTCGTGAAACTCCAGCGCTCCAGTCAGGCGCTTGGCCGCCGGTACGCCGAACGCGTGGCCGACATCAAGCGCGCCTACGAGAAACTCCCGGACGCCATGCGTACCGAGACGGGTCCGCTCAACAAGTACCTGTTCGACAGCACGTCCGAGCGCAAGTGGGGCTACACCCCTACCCACGCGCCGAACGTCAAGGTCGATCCGGAGATGAAGCGCCGCTTCGACAAGCTGCCAGCTGACGCTCAAGCCGTCGTGAAGTCCGTGTTCCGCCACGGCTACGACAGCCTGATGGAGATGCGCGAGAGCGTGACCGACGCGATCAGCAGCAACTACGACGCCCTGATCGCCGAAGCTGACGCCGCTGGTGAGAGCACCAAGCAGCTCGAAACCAAAAAAGCCTCCGCGCTGGAGCGCTACAAGCGCCTGACCAACGCGTCAGAAGAACTTCCCTACGCTCCGAAAAAGCGTGACGGCAACTACGTCGTCGTCGGCATGTCCGAGGATATGCAAGAGGCGAAGGCGTCGAAGGACACCGCCCGCATCGAGGAACTGGAGGGTAACCCGGACCACTACTACGTGGACTTCGTGGACACCAAGGCCCAGGCCGAACGTCTGAGCCAGAAGCTCAAGTCCAAGTACGCCGCCACCCAGAACTTCCGCAAGGAAACGGCAGCCGAGCAGTTGGGCGGAGCCGAGAGCTTCCTCGCGCTGGAGCGCCTACAGAAACTCGTGGACAACGAGACGTCCGGCAAGGCGTCCACCAAGGCTGAGGCCCAGGCCCAGCGCGACCTTCGCCGACTGGCCGCTGACCTGTACCTCGCCACCCTGGCCGAGACGTCCGCGCGTAAGGCTGAGCTGAGCCGAGCCAACGTCATGTCCGGCGACATCGACAAGGGCGGCTCGCTCGACATGATGCGCGCGTTCGTCACGCGCGGTCGTGCGACGGCGCACTTCATCGCGCAGCTACACTCGAACTCGAAGCTGCTGGACGCGCTGGCCGAACTCAAGGAGCAGGCCAACGACCCGAAGGCTGACAACCGCGACGCCCGCGAACGCACGTACAACGAACTGGCCACGCGCTACGCCAACAGCGCAGCGAACCGTCACAGCCGAGTGATGGACGCCATCGTCGCGACCACCTCGACCATGCTGCTGACGCTGAACCCGGCGTATCACATCCAGAACTTCATGCAGCCAGCGATGATGTCCGTCCCACAGATGGCGGGCAAGCACGGCTACCTGAAAACCCAGGGCGAATTCGTCAAAGCCTACCACGACGTCGGCAAGATGATGGGTGACGCCACGGTCACAGAACGTCCGAACCTCAACAAGCTGCCGGACGACGTGAAGGACGCGGTCAAAGACCTCGAAGCCCGTGGCGTGATCGACACCGGGATCGCCACCGAACTCGGGAACTGGGAGGCTGACGGCAACGGCCCGCTCGTCAAGAACTGGAACGTCGCCGCCCGCATCCTGCGCCACCTACCCCAGAACATGGAAACCATGAACCGTGTCGTCACAGGGATGGCGGCCTACCGGGCTGAGATGGCCAAGCACGGCGACAAGGCGAAGGCTCTCGACTACGCCGAGAAGCTGATCCTCGACACGCACGGCGACTACGCCGGGTATAACGCGCCCCGCCCCATGTCTGGCAGCGGCCTAACGCGGACCATCGTACAGTTCAAAAAATTCCCTATCATCCTAACAACGATGATGGTCAAGCAGATCAAAAATTCCCTCAAGGGAGCGTCGCCCGAAGAGAGGGCTGTAGCGCGTAAGGCTCTTATGTTCACGCTCGGACATGCCGGGGTGGTAGGGGGTGCCATCGGCCTGCCGGGTGCCGCCATGATCGGTGGTCTGGTCAACGCGGCGTTCAACGCCATGGGCGACGAAGAGCCTGACGACCCGCAGCTGATCATCGAACGTGCGCT